ATATATCATCATCGGTATATTCCTCTTTATTTAACAAATAATGAATAATATCCTGTGTTTTAACTAAATATAAATCTTTGGTATATCTTGGATCTCTAAACCAATACATTTCAGAAATTTTGAAGTCATTCATATTTCTTAATGCTTGATCATATATCTCATAATAAATTGGGTCATAACCGTTTGGTGTTGAAACCACAATTACCTTACCCCCTGTGGATAAGGATGCCATACAAGCTGCCCAGAAATCACTGTCAGCCTCAATAAAGGCCGCCTCATCAAATATAAGTATTGTGGGGGTAAATCCACGTAAGGCATCTTTTGATGTTGCCACCGCTTTAACCTCAGATCCATTATTTAATTTGTAGTGTTTTTGTGAGTTTTTTTCTGCCGAAAAATCTACACCAACCCATTTAGGCCATTGACTAATAAATGCCTTTACCTTATTGGCCATCTCTAATGACGTATCAAGTTTGTTGGCAATAATAAGGATTTTTTCGGGTTTGTTTTTCTTAGCAAATGCCAATCGTTTTGATGCCCATGCCGCTGTAACCGTAGATACTCCTGCCTGACGATATTTTAACGCAATATTCTCATTAAAATTTTCATAATCTTCTAATAATGAAACCTGATCGGGAAATAACTCTAACGGTACGTATTGTGAAACCGTATTGTCATATGTCTGTAAATAAGTTTTTAACGCGTAAGTTGTGTCCTTCATACACTTCACATACTCAAGCATTACTTGTTCTTTAGATAAACCCATAAAAGTATTTATCTATAAATATAGAAACCCCCAGTTATTTTCATAAAAGGGGGTTTTTAGTTATTTTAATTGATTTTAGAGTCCTAATTGTGAAAGGATATCATCGTCTTCTTCTTCATCCTCTTCTTCACCATTATTGTATCTATCGTATTCTTTTTTTGCTTTTTGTAAGATTTCTTGAAATTTACGTCTTGCTTTGTCATTGTCAGAATTATCATCAGAAACAACATTTGCCATAATATCTCTTAAGAATTCTTCCGCTGGAATACCATAAAGGATTTTTGAAAAATAAGGTTTGTACTTTCTACCTTCTTCATCAACAGTAATTTCATCCGGTAAAAGAGTTCTTAATTTTCTCACTAATTCACCACCAACTCTAAATTGCATCGGTTCATTTGAAAAAACATCAGTTTGACCCATAACATCTTGTGCCATAGACGGATCCATATCTCTCCATTGTTCTCTTGATGGGATCATTTCAAACGTCTTACCTAATTCGTGTAATAAGATTGGGAATATTAATCCATTTCCGTAGAAAGTTTCAACACCATCATCTTCTTGATTTTCTTGTCCACCACCTTCTTCGTCATCATCATCATCTTCTTCAGCCTGACCTGATGATCCTGCGGCATTTCCACCTAACATTTCAATAAGTTGTTCTTCGGTAAAATACATTAAATCATTTGCCGACATTATTTTATTATAGAGTGAATATAATCTTGGATCAATTTCATCTAACCTATCTTTATATGCCTGATAGGCGAATTGAATTCTTTTACCTGTACCTTGAATTATTGCATTAATAACATTACGTTTCTCAATCTCAAGTTGTCTAATTTCATCTGGGGTTAATTCATCAACATCAAATGAGAAATTTGGAGGTAACTCCAATTTCTTTTTTTCTTTCTTTTCCATTTGGAATTTTGATGGGTCCACTTTTTGTTCTCCTAAAAATGTGAGAAGGTTAAAAAAGTCATACTCATATATCGCACCACCTTCATCACTTACTCTTTTAGTTATTAAACCTTGTTCTAAAGCCTCTTCCATAGTTACATCAGGTCCCATCCATCCGGCTTCTTTAGATGCAATCTCTACCGCTAAATTTCTTAATGGTTCTCTATGTGATGGTTCAATTGACATTGCTTGTCTAACAGAGTTCAGTTGCTCCATTTGTATTGCTCTTTTAACGGATGGTTCGGTAATATTACCTTCAGCACCAAAATATCTCTTTACGTAATCAACGATTTCTTTGAATCGTTTTCCCGTAATTCTTTCAACGTCGCTGACCCCTTTTCTAAATGCCCTATTTTTTGCATATAAACCTTCAGGGTCCTCAATTTTTGCTTGAGACCTTGGGTCCATTCTTTCAGGGTAATCACCATAATCAACAGGTGCTTCCTTAACAATTTTTCTAATTAAATCTTCTAAATCTTTATTTCCCATCGTTATTATAATGCTTGGTTAATTAATCCAATGAAATCTTTTTTCATATCTTCCTTACTTTTCTTTTGACCTCTTGGATCTTCCTTAACACCTGGGTTAGGATTTTTAAAAGGATTACCTCTTCTCTTAGGTGTTGTACCTGGTTTAGTAGGTGCATCCTTCTCTTTAGTTCTTTCTTTTTCTTTTGTTTCGTTTTCTTCCATCGTTCCCATAACTGGCATCATTTGAGTTGGTTTTTTCATTTTCTTACTTTCAATTCCTGATTCATGGGCAAACATACTCATTTTTTTTGGATTTCTCAAAATCATAGAGTTATTTTTTTCCATCTTTTCTGAAATTGTTTTTAAAATGTCACCTTTGGTCATTTTTGGTTGGATTCTACTTTCAATCATTTCAACAATTCTATCCTCTAAAAATTTTTCATACTCCTCATCCATTTTTTCAGGTTGTTTTTTCTCAGGCATTGTTTTGTATTGTTTTTTTGAAGTTGAGTCAGAAAACTCTCTTGCTAATTCACACCACTTTTTCTTTTTAACACCTTTACTTGTATTACATTTTGCCCAAAAGAATCCTTGCTGTGCTTTTGATTCAAATTTCTCATTAACTTCATCTTCTTTAACTTCACCAGTTCCAACTGGTTTAGATGTGGACATCATTGTTATTCCTTTAGATGGGTCAATAGAAATATCTGTTCCATTAACATTTAAATTCGCTTGCGTACCCGGAGTAACGGTAGTTTTATAACCTGATTGTTGAGTTGTTTGAACATCTTCTTTGGTTTCTTCTTTTTTACTTCCTTTTGAACTTTTTTCTATTTGTTTGTATAAATCATCTGCCATTTTATTTGCATCACCACTACTTGCTCGTTTTGCATAACCTTTAATTTGATTAACTAATTTTTCATCTGACCATTCATCAATATTGTTTTCAATATTTGTGATTTTTGAATATTTTTTAATAAAATCTTTTACTTTATCTTTTAATTCGGAGTTTTTTATAATGGTAATTTTTTTATCTCTACCAAATCTTTCTACCAATGACTTCATTTGTGTGTCATTTAAATTAGCAACAAAAGCGGATGATAGTCCGCTTTCTAATAACATTTGTATGTCTTTTTTAGTTCTCATATACTACTTTTTTTTCAAACTCAAGAACAATGTCTCGTTCGTATAATTTATCTTTTACCCCCTGTTCAGTTTCACCGAATCTAAAAACAAGTCGTTTTATAACGGAAAAATCAATTTCATCATTTTCTTTTTCCCAACCTAAAGATAGAACACCATCCATTGAATCTAACATTGAGAACACATCCGAATCTTGAACTAAATCTAATCCTATTTCCCCATTTGTTAAGATCCCAACTTTTTTGATGTATTCCACATCAGGTGGCGTCGGATATCCATTTGCGGGTTTTGACTCCCAATTATCCCCCCAAACTTCTAATGTGTCCGAGAAAATAAATTCATAAATGTTGTCGCCCTTATAGTTAGGTCCCATTCCATTTATGTAAATTAGTTTATTCACAAAATTTGTCCGTTTGGTGTTATTTTAGTTTCGGTAATCCCGTCTTTAAAAATTAAATTCTTTTTATTGGTAACACCAACTAAAGATGATTTAGGGTTATTTTCCATAAATTTTAATGCCATTCTCTCTTGTTTGATTGTCTCAGATAATCTTTTAATTTCTGATTTATCAAACTCATTCATTTCTCTTAACGTTTTTTTACGGTTTTCTTTTCTAATTTCATCTTCTTCATTAATATTGAAATATTTTGAAATGATTTTATCAATTTTTGATTCCCCAAAAGTACCGTGACTTAAATGAGGGTATGATCTTTGTTTTAATTTAGATCCGTGTCTTGGGTATTCTTCTTCAAAATCATCGTCTCCCATTAAATCATAACCCATGTTTAATTCTTTTTTCATATTTGAGGCGAAAGCCGATGGGATTTTTTCATTAAGAGCGTCTTCTAAACTCATAACTTCTTTCATTTCTCCACCATCTGATGGTAATGATAATTCTTCACCTCCCATTTCAGATTCGTCACCCATTGATGGTTCTTCATCTCCCATTTCAGGTTCTTCGCCCATACCTTGATCTTCTTCAGACCCTTCTAAACGATTCATTATTTCATCAATGTCATCATCATTTAATGTTGATAAATCTAACGCCGATAAAACTGAGTTAATAACGTATTTAACGTCATCACCAATCATATCTTCTTCTTCACTATTATTAAAATTTCTAATTTTTTGTGCCAATTTACCCGTCAATTTTTGAATGACTTTCATAGTTACAGGTTCGTCATCATCTTCTTCGTCAGATCCCATTTCATCAAAATTAGGTTCTTCTTCTTCAGGTGCTGGTTCAGGTAATGCTTCAGGTGCGGGAGCCGGTGCGGGTGCGGGAGCCGGTGCAGGTGCGGGAGCCGGTGCCGGAGCAGGAACCGCAGGTGCTTGTTCGTCAAGTTCTATATCATTCGTCATTTCCTCATTTGTTGGTTTTCTTTTAAGAATGTATTTTTTACTCTCATTAAATAATGAAGTTCCTCCCTCATTTTCAAATAAAGTATTAAATTCTTTAGCCATTAAATTAATTCTTTTGAATGCTTGAGAATATGATGGATAATATTGTCTATTCTGCATAGGTGCAATATAATCGTTTTCAGATTCATTAATAGTTTTCTTTATAATGTAACCTGCTCTTTCTTTAACAATTTGGTATCTATTACCATCAGCTAAATCAATAGAATACTCTGTTGTTTTAGATTCGTTAACAGGATTTGGTGTGTTTTCGTTGTAACGAGAAATTTCAATAATTCGTCTAATTTTATCCATTCCCTGTAGTTTTTCACTACCAATTGGTCTTAAGTTTCCCATTTTTTTGTTTTTTTAAAAATATTATTTTTATTATAAATATATTAATACTTATGTTTATTTTTTGTTTTATTAAATTATTGCTTCATTGTAAGGTTTTTATCCAGTATTTCTGTAGATAAGTTGTGTAATTTCTCAATATAACCATTACGTCTTAAAATCTTAAACACTAAATTTTCAGTTGAGTATTCCCCGTCTTTTTCCAAACCACAGGTTCTATACTTCTTAAGTTTTTTCTTATATTTATCAACCAACTCTTTTGCGGTGTCCAAATCCTCATCTTCAATATTTTCAATAACACCGTCAATTATGTTCATCCATTGTTTGGATTTTTCTTTTAGTAACTCCTTATCAACAACAAAATCTTCTTTTTCAGGTTCATTTGACCATTCATCAAAAAGTACCGAATATACCCCACTACTGAAATGAGTCTCAACTTCATTTTGAACATATAACTCAACCTCATACCCGAATATAGTAATGTCGTGATTCTTATTAAAAATTATTTTCTTTAAATTAAATAATTTCTCGTATAACTCCATTTGGTTTTCAGGGTACTGTGAGAAATTGGCAACAATGTGTAAATCAAAATCAGAATATTTTGACCAATTATAGTTGGATAATGATCCCGTTAATATAATATCGGTTACAACAATATCAATATCTAAAAAATCTATGAACTCATACGCAATCTCTAATAACCTTTCTCTAACTTCAGGTTTCATTGTTGCATCACCATCTTTTAAATCCCATACTTTTGGGCTTAATTCTTTTTTAGGTTCAAAACTTTTTATTATCTCATTGTTATCCATTACCTATAAATATAATGGTTTTTAAATTACGACAATTTTCTGTATTTAAACGTTTTTGATATTTCTTTTGTGAAAAA